CGATAGAGGACTGAAATGCGTTCTGGGCTGCTATCTCGAGATTGCTTGCACTTCGTGTAGGACACATCCTCGAGCGATAGAGGACTGAAATTTGAGTACCGTGTGTCGCGTAGCAGGTAATCACTCATTCGAGCGTGACAAACAAAAACGGCGTTTTCTCCTGCTAGTTTTGCGATTTCGTACTTTCGTAGGTTAGGGTTTTGTTTGATTAAATCCAGCACGTGATTACGTCGTTCAATCCAGGTTTTACGCTGCTCGGTTTGAAGGGTCATGATGCACCCCCCAAAATGGTTTGCATAATGCCTTTAGCAAATCGTGGCGGTATAGCATTACCAATCAGCGTGTACTGATGAGTTTTGGGCAAATGCTTAATCGGCTCGAGTGGCACACCTTGGAGGTCGACACACTCGAGAATTGACCGCCCAGTAAAATTGACCTTACGCGTTGCTGGATTTGTGCTTGTATGCCCCGTATGTTCGCTTGCTGTTGGTGCTCGAGACCATTTCGTTTCCCTGCTCCGCCCTTGATCGCGGTTGGCAAGCTTTCGAGCTTTTCGCTTTTCCTCAGAATCCCACAAACCCGCGACTAGGGTATCAGACGGGAAAGGCTCGAGATTCATGCCAGATGGTTCATGGGATTCTGGTACGTCTGCCATCGGTCCAAACAACGTCCAAGGTGCATTGATCGTGATGATGACTCGCCGACGCAATTGAGCCACACCGAACCACCACGCGGGAATCAAATTGATGTCGCACGTCAAACCTAATTTCTTGCACGCGCTACGCAGTTCCTCAAGTTCAGCTTTGCCATCGGATTCAACGGCAAGCCCTGGCACGTTCTCGAGTACCGCAAATTTTGCAAACTGAACTTGATGCGCGAAATGGGCAAGGCTGTAATAACTCGAGTGTGATTTACCACGTCTGACACGGTTTGCTGTGCTCCAAGGTTGGCAAGGCAACGATGCCCAAACAATCCGTCCTTTTAATTCTTCGGGTTCAATGGTTTTCACATCCCGAAGTTCACACGGAACACCAGGATGCCAGCGTTTATGAGCGTCTACGGCAATCTGCCAATTATCAAAAGATTTTTCAATCTCGAGTCCAGCCGCAATAATGCCAGCACTCGCCCCACCGTACCCACAGCACAATTCAATGACTTTCATCCCGCACCATTCCGTACTGCACGGAAAGCATTTTCCAACGCATCCCGCTCTTCTGCTATCCGCTCGAGATCAATAGCACACCCCTCGAGACGTGCTTCGAGTTGCACGATACGTTCCTCAAGTTCAGCGCGGGTCATGCTGGCTAGGTGCTCGGTTTTTAGTTTGGTAAGAGTAATCATTTCAATACCTCGTATTCACCCTCGAGACACGATGCAATCCAACCAAGTGGCGTTTTACGAACACCAATGTTCGACCACGTTTCTAAATCTTCGTCGGTCATGGACTCGTCTATTACACCCCAACCATTGCCAGTGCTGCATTTTTCAGGCTCGAGTAGCACTTCGATTTCATTTTCAGCTTGGTCTGCTGTTCGAGGGAGGATTCTCCCAACACATTCAAGATATTCGGTGTCAAACCCTGAGGGGTCTTGAGGGAAGTTTAAATAGAATTTAACGCGGTTGCGTGGTGGTCTTGGGGTTGCTTGTGATTTGCCAAAGAGATTTAGTTCAATCATGATGCACCTCGAGCTTTCACGAAATCACGAATTCTTTGAATCACATCAGCTTTTGTTACGGGTGAACGATAAGCAGTTTTATTAAACAAGTTATACGATTCGCCGCGTTTCAAATTGAAGAGAACATCTACAGCTTGCCAATCCGATGAAAACCATCTCGGATGCGGGTAACCTAAATCTGGTCGCCCCTGACTATTGAGCTTGAACCCTCGAACGTTAAACACTTCAATTTGTCCCGCCCAACCAACAGCACAACACACAGAACCGCACTTCCATTCAGAAAGATCAAAGTTTTCATCTTGAACTTTCTTCTCGAGAAAATCTGCAAGGGTCAGTAAATCCTTATTGCTTTGTTCAAGGACGGTCATGATACACCGCCTGTTTATGAATTTCCCAAGCTCGAGCAAGCGGCGCAGAAATAATGCTGCCATGTTTTTCAATCAACTTTAAGCTCCATACTGTCGTCCATCGCGTTACATCCTGCCGCCAACCTGCTTTATATAGTGCGTCTCGAGCTTGTTTTCTTGAGATTGGCACACCGAAATCGTTCGTTAATGGCTGTTTCATTGTTCCTCCCAAAATGCTTCTACTTCCGCTTGTGCGGGTCGTGAAGGTGGTTCACAAATGAATGGCGGGTTTCGTTCCTCGAGTCTGCTTTCATGACTGCTTACGCTCATTACAGCCATGAGTAGAATGCCAAGACTTGAACCGACGAACAAACCAACAATGAAAGCAATCATGCGCCCCACTCAAACCCTTTGGACAAACGACTTGGTTTTGATGATGTAAACAACGCCCATGCTTGTCGCTTTTCGAGTTCTGTGATTTCAGGCTGACGACCTTCTTTAATTTCAGTCCGCATGGCTTCAACCATGCCCAAAAAAGCTTCTCTGGTGATGATAGGTTCTTGCAAAAAAGCATTAAAATTAATACCTGCAATCAATTGAGAAATCGTTTCACCTGTTTGAATTTCGGCAATTAACAGCATTCTCGCAATTTGTCCACCGTTTAACTTTAAATTCAAAATATTCTTAGGGCTAAATTCAAATTCGTTCATGCTACGACCTCCGATGCTTCCAACAACTGTCTGAGATTCTCTGGTGTACTCTCGAGCAACACCACCGCTAACCGCTCGAGGGTTTGAACTGGGGTGAAACCAAGTGTGGTAGCTCGAGTTAACCCACGATTGATAAGGTCTTCGACGTGTTTGTCTTTGCAAGCAATTTGCAGTAAAGTCAATTGTTTACTGTTCCCAACACGTGATTTTTCGTAACTGGCTCGAGTTGGGGTCAAAGCGTATTTCTCAAGAGCTTCAAACACTGGCGTTCCCCGTTCGACTTCTCGAGCCGCTTGATACACGACCTCGAAGGCTTTGATGCCAGTCTCGAGGATTGCATCAATCCCAACATTGATAATCAAGTGCTTCCCAACGGTTAAGCGTTTACTGGTTTGGGTGCTACTCGCACCGAGTTGGTCAGCGCAAAACATGGTTAAACCTCCTGCGCTTTGCACGGCGGGACGGTACTCCCAACTGGCTGTTATTTCTGCCAGTCGTAACGAATTCTCGAATATTGATCCGTCAATCTGGAGTGCTTCTTGCACCTCGAGCGCGGTTGTTTCGTCTAGGTTCTCGGTTTTCCCCGAGGAAATTTTTGTCATGGTTCACCGTCCTCTTTGCACATTTCGATCACGTTTAAATCTGTTTGTAGCTCGAGAAATGCTTCTAAAAAACAATCATCCACATCTGGTAAATCCCTGAATTCTTGTTCAAGCTCGAGAATCTGATTTGTACTCATTCACGCCTCCCGTTTGAAAATTGTTGGTATGCACCGTACCAACTGAGTTTCACGACTCCTGTTTGTCCAGCACGGCATTTAGCGATGTCCCATTCGGCTGTTTTGTCCGATTCGTCTTTGCTGTAATACCCGTCACGGTAGTAGAAAATAACGGTATCTGCGTCTTGTTCGATGCTGCCTGAACCTCGAAGATCACCAAGGTTGGGGCGTTTGTCTGAGCGTTTTTCAACATCTCGGTTGAGTTGACTTACCAAAAAAATAGGGATATTCAACGTGCCAGATAAATCTTTTAATGTTTGAGTCATGTACCCAAACTCGAGATTCTCACTCAGTCCGTTTTTACGCCATTTCACACGCTGTAAGTAGTCAACGACCAGGAATCCGAATGGTTCACGTCGGTATTGACGGTTTGCGGTTTGCACAATTTCATCAATGGTTAAACCGCGTTGGTCAAAAACGAAGACTGGTATGTCTGGTAGTGCATTAACACGCTCGAGATGCTGGGGTGATAGTTTCCCAAACCGTACCTGGTCGTATAGCACTTTTGCACGGCATGATACTGCCCGTTGGAGTAATTCGGTTTGTTGCATCTCGAGACTGAAAAATGCTGTGGTTATGCCATTTGTGGCAGCATGAATAGCGGTTTGTAATGCTGCCACGCTTTTACCCATGCCTGGTCTGCCAGCACCTACGATCAATTGTCCTGGTTCAAACCCACCATGTACCCGATCAAAATCTTCAATCCCAGTAAAAACAATGCTTTTTACCTTCTTGCCCTTCCCTCGAGCTACGTTCTCGTTATACCGCTCTGAGAACCCGTCCATGAGTTTTGATACGGATTTGTGTTTGCTCGAGGTTTTAACGGCATTCAGGGCTACGCTGGCGGCATTCAGGGCTTCGGTCGGGTCGGTATGTTCATGGCTGGCGTGAATAATTTGTTCTCCAGCCTTACTGATTGCCCGTAAGCTTGACTTGTCTTTCACCGTTTGAGCGTAGTGTCTTGCGTACAATGAAATCATGGTTTCACGTTGAAGCCCAACCAAGTACGTGATTCCACCAATACTCTCGAGCTTCTCTTCATCTCGTAGGCTGATGATGAGTAAATCTGTGTCCAGTGGTTGCCCTTTGGCATGTAAAGACTCTAGGTGCTGCCAAATAATCCGATGCCGATCCGAGAAAAAATCTTGTGCCGTAAGGATTTCTCGAGCATCTAAAAATGCTTCAATGTCAATCAAAGCACTACAAATCACGTTCATTTCTGCTTCCATCGCGGTGTGAGATTCAGGAATGGTCATCAGTCATCTCCAATGATTGGTTTTAATTCATTCCGAATTCGTACTGGTTCAATTTGGGTGTGAGGTTGCTTACTTGGGAAAACACCTGACCAACTTCCGTTGATAGATTTTTCCAAACAAGCGATAGGGTCAGAATCAGCAAGTAAAACCTTGAACTGTTTTCGGTCTGAAAAAATCGAACAAGGTTTTTTTAGTTCTTTAGTTCGGAATTCATTCCATTCAATCCAAGCTTGTTCAAATCCTTGAATCTTCAAAAGCTTTTCAGGTATCTCGAGTCTCTCTTTTGAAGATTTTTTAACTTTTGAAGATTTTTTAACTGTATGTGTATTTGTAAGTGTAACTGCTTCCTTATATACATCAGCGCCTTTTCTGTAGCCCTGCATTAGCGCCTTTTCCTGCTGTTGCATTAGCGCCAAACCTGCATCATGGGTTAGCGCCTTTTGTGCATACTGGTCAAGCGCTTTTTGAACATGAATTTCAAAAACTATGTAATCCAACCGATACCACAAAGTTCGATCTCGAGTGTCATCACATAATGGTTCAGCAATTACAACACCCGATTTCCTAAGTTCATTTAAAGCATCCCAAATGGTTCGTTCATTCATGAACCAGAATTTTTCACCCCATTCGGCTCGAGTGTTGTAAACCCACGCAAAACCATTTTTAAAATTCTGGGTTTTACGTTCGTTGATCCCACACCACCAGTGAATCTCTTGAAGGACGACAGCGTTTGTCCAACCAAATACAAATACGAGGGATGGTTGCACGATCAATGGCTGTTCATCCAAAAGGTATCTCATGGTCATTTGCTTGTTTCCCCCCGTCGTTCGGGGTAGGTGAGGCGAGCCATAAACAATTGACTTGCCGCATCCCATGCCGCATCCCTTGCCGCACCCCATGCCGCAGCCCTTGCTATTACCGCATCCCTTGCCGCATCCCTTGCCGCATCCCTTGCCGTAGCCCTTGCCGCATCCCTTGCCGCACTCCATGCCGCAGCCCACGCCGCATCCCTTACCGCATCCCTTGCCGCATCCCATGCCGTATCCCATGCCGTAGCCCATGCCGTAGCCCGTGCCGCATCCCTTGCCGCATCCCTTGCCGCATCCCATGCCGCATCCCTTGCCGCATCGCTTGCTATTGCCGTAGCACTTACCGCATCCCTTGCCGCACTCCATGCCGCAGCCCTTGCCGCAGCCTTTACCGCATCGCTTGCTATTGCCGTAGCCCATGCCGTAGCCCTTGCCGCATCCCTTGCCGCAGCCCACGCCGCATCCCATGCCGCATCGCTTGCCGCAGTCAATTGTTCATGGCTCGCCTCACCTACCGCGAACGCACGACTTACGGCGATGCAATCTCGAGGGCGGCTATCGTCGGGTTTTTCTGTCTCAAAAATCGGTAGCACCATTTCAGCGCAATCACACGCAAAAAGTCTGGCAATACAGTTTACGGTGTTCGTGTCCGCAACAGTTCGTAGTGCCCAAATGGCATCGTCTAGACCATTTGATTCAAGAATTTGTAACAGGTTGATTGGTTGCTCATCCGCCCAATCCGTGCCCAAATTTTTGACCAATTTTTGATAACTTCCATCTTCGTCAACCTGCCCGCAAGCTTCAAACCTGCGTAACCGTCTCAAATTTGTTTCGAGTACAACGGGTTGAATGTTTTGTTTTCCTAGGATTTCGGTTACACTAGCGTTCCAATCAGTCATAATTTGGGTCATTTTTGCCTCCAGTTTTTCTTTAGTGCGGTTCGGGGTAATATCACTCATTCGCTTAATTCACCCCGTTCAAATGTGCTGTCAAGAAAAATCAATTGACGCAGTTCCTCAACCGCATCAATTACATAAACTGCATAGGTTGCTGCATTGGCTGCATTGGCTGCATCAACCGCTTTGGCTACATTGGCTGTATAGGCTACATGGGCTTTAATGGTTGACATCCATAAACACATCCAGCGCGAGTGGTAAATCATCACCATCGCCTAACGGATTCGCTTTGATAAACTCTACAAACCCATCCACAAACGCCAGCAAACCCTTAAACGATGTCCGTAGGATTTCTTCGCCAGGCGCGTAAGTCAAATCACCCAAGAATTTCTGATAAACCATGTACCGCATGTCATCCGAAAAGTTGAACCCTTGAAATGCTTTAGCGAGCCTGACTTTTTCACCCTGTCCAATAAATTCCGATGTTTGAACACTCGAGCCTCGAGTCACGCCAGGAATTTCAACTGGTTTGACTTCCCGAGGTTCAGGTTTTGATTCAGACGCAAATGTTGTTTCAATGATTGGCTCAGTGTTCGACGACTGAGCCATTTCCTCAACCGTGTACAAACCGCTCATATCCTGCGGAAAAGCTTTTCTAAGTGCCAGTGCCTCAGCAACTTTTGCCAGCATCAAATCTGGCATTTTTGCCCACATGCTTAAGGGTTTACCTTCTTTTGTGGTTTGGACATACGATGTCCAACGTGCCACGGCGTACAACGGTGCTTGAAACGAACGCTTCAAAACACCAACTCGAGCGGCTGCGGGTGGTTCATTCCCAAGCCACACCTCACACCAAACCCCGTCCTGACCACACCACTCAGGACCAATCTGACCTGTGTATAGCCCAGATCGTTCTGCAACCAGTCGTAGACCATCAATTGAAACTTGAATACCCATGACGTTACGGTTGGTTCGAGAATCATAACGTTGAATAGCATAAATTTGTCGTGCGAACGGGTCTAATCCTGTGCGGTTGCATTGTTGAATAAACAACGCCAATTCATCATCAGTCGCACCTCTGGCAATGGTGCGTTTAATCAATTCGATTTGTTCTGTCCCAAGTGCACTGTTTTCTCGAGTTGCAAGTGTCATTTTTTCACCCTCCTGACGCTCTTCACGTCTGACCTACCTTGTGCGTACCGCCTCATCTCGAGATCGTTGTACGAGGTTTGATCGTTCCTAAGATGCTTCTCCCAGTATGCTCGTGCTGCGTTTTCTGGCATGGTTGCACGGTATTTAGTCCCGTCAATCCCTGCCATGAACTCGAGCAGGGAATACCAGAGAGTACGAAGGCGAGTCATGATGCCCACGTGCTTACACCAGCGTTGAGTTTTTCTGTTTTCATAAAGTCCTTTCTTTCTCTGCGATTAAATTCTGTTTTCCAACTTCAACTTTCATGATTCCACCCACCTGGCATCACCAGCCATAAAATCAAGGCACAAAATGCGAAGCTGCTCGTTCGCGTCGTACCCCGTGTACTCTCGAGCAGCCCCAAGCTCATACGTTCTAACCGTCCCGTTCGTATGGATGGTCAAAATCTTAATAGTTGAGATTGCTTCATTCCCGAAACGCTCCAAAACTCGAGCGGTACGGGTCGTCAAGTTGCGTGTTACCAAACCTTTGATTGCCGTGTTGAGATACACGTACATCGTGGTTTGGACACCGACAGGATTATCTGCTATCATTTCTGTGGTTTTCATAAAGCTCCTGTTTTGCAACCCTCGAGTGCGGACTCGAGGGTTTACTTTTAAGCCTGTTGGTTTTTCAGAAAAAATTGTAGAGACTCTTCTAACCCATGCAGTGTTATCGCGTGTGGTTGAGTACGACCCTTGACAACGTTATCCAAGGTTTTTAGGTCAACCCGTGCACGTTTGGCTATCGCACGATTGGTCACACCAAGCACTCGAGCAGCCTTATATAATTCCTGAATTTTGTCCATAAAGACAGCCTATTACAGGAAGATTCCCATGTCAATAGTTACTTGAACCTTTCTATTGACAAGTGCTTATTTTGCGTTACCAGAGCCACAAATTCGATCAGGCAGTTAATGGCGTCAGCTTGCGTTGCGTATCCCAATTCTGCGATAAAATCAGCAACCGCTAAAATCTGGTTTGGATTGTCGTACAAACGAACTCGAACCACGAGTTCGTGGTTCACATCACCTGCAAAATTTGGATGCTGCAATGTGTAAATTGCAGCGCTACCAACGTGTGTGGTGTCGTTTTTGATTGCAAATTCTTCTTTTGCAATCTGTATGCGGATGTCGTACTGTACACGGTTTTTCATTTTGCGCCCCTTTCCAAATACCTAATTTTTAAGAGACGCCCCAAAAAAACAGGTACGGTCACCCCCTCGTTTTCTGCCTCGAGCCGCAAATTCGCTTTGACATCCTCGAGTTCTTCAGGTGTGGAACACGCAAGTTGCGTGTTCCACTGCCATTTGGTTTTGGTCTTTCCTGCTTTTAAAAAAAAACCAGGTCTTAAGTTTTTTAGTGAATTCGGGTTCATTTTTCGAGGTGTTTTCATGATTCCCTTTCGTACTTTGCCCACGCAGTTTGTTTTACCGCATTACATACATCACTCGCGTGATTTACTTTCTGTATGTATGTCGCTCGTTCCTGCACTTCAATTTCAAAAAATTGTGAACTTGAAATGCTCCCCTTTATTTTTAGATCTAGCGCGGCGGCTACTATGCCGTCATGCTCCGCCTTAGCTGTAGCGATAGCTACCTGCTCTACCGCCACGGCTGGAGCGATATCCGCCCTGTACCGTTCCCATTTCATAGTTGACCTCGCGTTGATCCTGGAACGCAGTAACCTTGTGAGTCCGTGCGCCCTTCACTCACTCCAACCCTTTGTATTTCCATGGTGTCCCCTTTTTCCGAGATTCTAGAATCTGAATTTAGCGTTTTCACCCCGTGCTCGAGTTTACCTCCTCGAGCACGGGGTGAAAATTCTAGAATTTGAGATGCTATTTAGTCTATAACGGTAGACTTTACGCGGTCTACCAGCGCTTCTCGAGACGGTTTACGAGAATTTATTTGAGTTCAGCCCCTTGCAGCCGACGGGTTGCCCGTCGGCCCCCCTCACGAGTTCGCCTGGAGAGAGCAAATCCGTGCGTGTGCTGCGCTCAAGCACGACGAGCGAAACGACAAACAAGGTGCCTTGCACCGGTTCAGGAAGACCTTCGACTTCCCCAAAAACGGATTTGGAAATTTCAATTCCATCCTCAATGCGAACAATTTCTCGAGTAACTTTCACTCGAGCTAGAAATTCTGACTTCTCGAGCGTGCAGACGGAAGCGTCTGCACGGATGATATTGAGTGCGTGTGGTGTGCAGTTTACTAAGTTCATAATTTCTCCTTGGTAGACTTTTCGCGGTCTACCAGCGCTCGAGACTGGAATCTGTTTAGCACGCTAAATTTCGTAAACTTCTTTACTTCTCTGCTCAAGTTGAATGCGTGTCATGTGATTAACTCCTTACGAATTCTGGTACGTTCAGCCCGACAGCTCGAGCTAGAGTTTTCAACTCTGAAATGTACGGTGCGGCGCGTTCAATGTTGGTTCGTACAATTTTTTCCAGCTCGAGCGGTAAGTAATTGTCATGCTCGAGATTAAAATCTCGAATGAAATTGTTTAAGCCCTCGCTGCAAAAGCCAAGGCTTTTGCAGAGTTTCCATGTGATGAGGTCGGCTCGTTTAGCACGTCCGGTTGCTAAAATCTTTTCGCGTAAACCGCGAACAGCTGAGATCATAGAATCTGAATGATACGTTGTACCACTCAGAGCAACAGCACAAAAATCTTCGTGATCACCGCACAGAGTTCGTTCGTAGATTTTAACGCTACCAATAGACCGTACCAACGTCACGTCAAACGCACCGTGTAAGCGGATGTTCATCAAACCCGCTTTTTTCTCAAGAATCCCCTCGAGCATGGAATTCAAGATCCAATTGCCACGCCATCCGCTCAAGTTGAGCGTTTTCGTCTCTTGAGTTTTTACGTTATCAAACCGCACTTTTCGATCTGACACCGTCACTTTTGGATGGCAGTAACTTTTGGCGTAGTAATTCCAATCTACGTCGCGGTTTTCGGAACTGGTGATAATCCAATCACCTATTTGCGCGTACTGGAATGCGTTGCCGCCCTCGAGATTCTCGAATCCGACTCGAGTTTTACGAAGTGTTGCATTGTTTGATTGTCGCGCTAAAATCGCGCGTTCAATCGCAATCTCGAGCGTAATTTTTTCATTAGGATGCTTCATGCGATCAATAAAACCGTTCGTTCTGTACATTTTGTTGACTTCCGGCGCGACACTTTCTTCTTTTTGCGGCTGTCGCATTTTGGCTTTCAACTCAAGCATTTTGAACACTCGAGCCTCTAATTCTGCTCGCAACCTCGGAGCGCCCCTTTTACCTTCGAAAATTTCAGGATTTAGGTGTGGGTGATGCTTAACGACCAACGCGTATTCGTGCCTACTTCTTTGCTCGAGTTGAATGCGTGTCATGTGATTAACTCCTTCTCGAGTTAGTGCTCGAGTCACACGAGAATTCTTATTTTCTATCAGAGTCTCGAGCAACTGCTCGAGTCACACGAGTTTCTTGAATCTGTTTAGCGCGCTAAATTCTGACTGATGCAATCAATAAGTGCTTGCCATTGTGTACGCCCAAACCCCAGTTTGAGCACCTGCCCCGCCCTCGATTCCGCTACCCATTCTCGTGCTTCGGTTTCGGTGGGAATTGTGTAACAGGTAAAGCCGTGCTCGTAAACTTCTTTACTTCTTTGCTCGAGTTGAATGCGTGTCATGTGATTAACTCCTTCTCGAGTTAGTGCTCGAGTCACACGAGAATTCTTATTTTCTATCAGAGTCTCGAGCAACTGCTTCTGATCTCTGATGTAGGAATATTACCACGCTATCTGCCAAATGTCAAGAGGTTTGCTAGAAAATAGCCTTAATCGTTTTGACACAAATACGAAAAAGCAATACAGCACAACAAATTTCCCCGAGGAAACTCAAAAAATGAATCTAGCAAAATACCAAGATTTACTAGAAAAAACACTTTTCGAGCACAAAAACACAACGTGATATACTCGAACCATGATAAAAACAAAAAGTGGTAACTACGACGTACCACACAACGTTCTCGAGACACCAGCATCACTCTCGAGCGATGACCGACGCACCGCTAGCGCGTGGTACCAATTCATACGCGTCTGGAAAATTGAAACAGAACACATACCACGCGTTGGCTGGCGTGTATCACAACAAAATTACATCATACTCGGCAAAAAAACATCACTCGAACACGACACACAAAACGTATTCGTGGTACAAACCATGACCACACCAGATAGCTGCAGATACAGACCACATGAAGTACTAGCAGCAATTCAAGCATTACCACTCGAGTACAGACTAAAGCTTGACGCGATCAGATGCGATAGACAACTTGGTGGACGTAGCAGTATGCCAACCACGCTGTATCCAACAGGATTTTACGGACAACGCTTAGCACAACGAGATCACATCGCAAGAGCTTGTCTAGCACTCCAAACAGCATTAAAAAAACAATAATGTTGCAAAAACAATCCAAACACATTACACTACAAAAATATACGAATCAAAACCAACTCTCGAGCAACCAAACTCGAGAGATTTCTATTGCTCAAGAAAGGAAAAACACGTATGGCACGAGGTTCAAAATACAGTGATGAATTCGTAGCACAAGTACTAGCACAATGCGATCTAAGCACCAACGTATCCGAAGTGCTAAAACAGCATCGCATCTCGAGTAGTACACACTTCGACTGGATGAACAGATCAGAGCGTGACGAAAGGCTCGGGAAACTTCGGATGAGCAAGAGAAAAGAGCTTGAGAAAGAGTGGAAACGCTTTGCAATTTCGAGTTTACGCAAAGCGTTTCAGCGCTCAAACGTCCTCCTGGACGCATGTAATAAACCAGAGCATCTCGAGTACATCAATCAGCACATTAAGACTGTTGGTGAGCTAGCGGTTAACATCGAGGTGTTGAATGATCTTGGACAAACAGAAACTCAAATTACTCAAGATCACTCCTCGAGTCAGAGCGGCGCTCGAGGAGAAGTTAACGCGTCAGGCACAGCAGTTAATTAGTTTGAATCGCTCGAGAACACTGAATTCAGAGCTTCAAATTGATCGTCCACTTGGTCCAATTCAAGAGAAGTACGTTTCGTTTGTAATGCGTGAGGCACGCATTGGTTTCAAAGAATCACATTTTCGTGGTGGCTTCGGAACTGGTAAAAGCACAGCGCTAGTTGAGCGTCACGGACGGTACAGATTGAAGTATCCTGGTAGTCCAGGATTGGTGTGCAGAGCGAACTTGAGCGTGTTTCAACGCACTACGCTCGTACCGTTCCGGAAGTTGTGGAGCGCTTACGGTGAGTTCAAAAACGATGAGAGCGAATTCCATTGGTTCAATGGTTCAATCTCGTATTTTTTTGGTTTAAACGCGATCAATAGCCTCGCGGCATTGAAGTCTTTCGAAGCGCTAGACGTTGCCATAGACGAAGCGGATGAGATTACTCTCGAGCTTTACCGTATCGCAAATGGTCGGACACGCTGGCAGCCGTCTGGTGCGTTGCGCGCGCAGTACATTCGTGATGGTTTGTGCACACCGTATTTGGATAAAAATGGTGTGGAACAGCTTGGTTTGCCGTACACCACGGATTCTGTATCAAATTTCAATGGTAAAGATTGGGTTTATTATCGCTTCAAAGAAAAGCGGCATGCTGATGAAGAAGTTGCGTCTAGAGCGTACTTTGAAGCTCAAACGTTTGAGAATCACAGCAATCCGGAAGGATACGTCGAAGACCTACTAAACGATAACGGTGAAGAATTCGTCAAGCGCTTCGTGTACGGCGATGATTCCATCAATTTCGGACGCATCCTCACGAAATGGAATGGCTCGAGAGATGATGATGGTAATCCACTCGCTGGTAGCAACCTATTTTACCCTGCGGACATTCCAGATCATTGGTCGTTGTACGTCGGTGTAGACGTTGGATTTCAGCATCCTACAGCTGGTTTGATAGCTCGAGTTTCCGAGGACGGACGCATCTGGATTACACACGAATATCTTGAAGCGGAACGTGTAGCACTCGAGAATGCTCGAGGTATCAAGAGCTTGTGTGGTACGACGAAAATCACGAGCACGTATGGTAGTCCTGATGCGGCGAGGAAAGACCAAACCAGTGGTCGTAGCGCATCTGATGATTATCGCACGGCTGGCATCACCATCATTCCTGCGATGCTCAACCACGATGATAGCGTGAACACCGTTAATACGATGCTCCGACCAATACAACTCGAGCCTGGTCAAACGAGCAAACCTCGAGTGATGGTGAGCACGTCGTGTACACGGTTGATACAGCAAATCGAGGGTTACACGTGGCAGTTGAGACGCAAAAAAGCAAATTCTGGTAGTCAAAAAACTGATCCGACAGGTGGTGATTGGGATTTGTATGACACGTTCAGGATGTTGTTGTGTTCGATTCCTGTCACATCTCGAGCACCCGCTGATGGTATTCTGAGTGCACCTGTCCGTGTGGAAAAACGGAAGATGCTTGGAGGGTACTGAATGAGTCCTGAAATGGTGGAATCAATCCGTGCTGCTCGAGAATATCTTGAGCAGCCAATAAATTTAATGTTGTTAGAAAGCATTCCAAACGTTATGAAAAAGGTTGAACGTTTGAACGAACATGAGCAAGTAGGTGATATGGGTTCTGTTTTCAGTTATACGAGATGGTTGTACCGTGCTGCTCGAGAGAATGGTTTCATTCCAGTGGATAATCCGTTTGTTTCAGTGTTCCCTGAGGCACCTCTCACGGCTGTCTGCTTTATTTCTGATTTAACCGTGGCACTTAACTTATAACAGAATAACTCGAGTGTTTTCCTAGCATTTTGAGACACTTTCGCGCCATATCTCAAAAGCATTACGGGATTAACAGAATCTTCTTAAGCGGAGGAAGGCATCATGACATATGAAGAATTTCAAAGACTGAACAACCAAGAACCACAACAACTTTTTGAATGCGGCTGGATAGATTCCAACATTCATAATCTAACTCGAGGGTTCACGCCAGAACACGCGGCTTACAAATTCTTGCAACAGTTCATGGAATTCTCTAATTTTACTGGTAGTACAATCAAAATTTCAGTACGCAGTAGGCAATTTTACGGATTTGAATTTTTTACGTTTCAATTCCCAAGACTCGAGCCTGAAATGTTTTTTCCAAAACAAGTTTATGTTTCAAACAAATTTGTTGACCAGCACAACAAGATTGCCAAAGGAGAATCATGATTTACCTTGTACAAAGCACACCAGATTATGAAGGACAATTAACCCATTTTGCCACGCTCGAATTTGAAAAAGCGGAAGCGGCAGCAATCAAAATCATGCAAGGCATGAACATAGATTATCTTGAGATTTTCGCTGTACCACTCGAAATAATTAACGTACATGAATCAGAAATGCCGCAATGGGAAAGTATGGGTGTGTACCGTACTTTTGAACCTCGAGATGATATCCGAACGTTAACGGTTGAAGTCGTGCCAGGTGTTTGGAAGTCAACATCTCGAGAACCCACACTTGAAGAACTCGAGGATGAGCAACGTAAGAAAGTAAATCCGAATCGTCCTGATTGGTTGAGTCCATCATCAAGCTCAACTACTTCTTGGCTTCCTCGGATGTCGAATAGTTTAACAAGTTTTGAAGGTTGTTTTAAAACTTTTCAAGATTAAGGGGGTATTGAATGCGTCGTAAAATCTTAAAATGGGTGTTGAATTTGCCACAAAGTCGGTTCACGTACTGGTTTGCACCTCGAGCGTTGGGTTTATTGTTGAGTGCTCGAGCAAAACGGGTGAAATAATTTGGAAGGTGAAACATGCCTGATTACATGGCTAAACTCGAGTTTGATGATGGACAACAACGAACCATTCGTTTTTTTGCTAAAAACGAACAAGTTGCAGGAGAGTTTGCTGCTGAGCATTTCATTCAATCTGGGGGGACGTATCGAATGATGCAACTCAAACCAGATGAAAAAAACGATCATGATGTGGATATCATTTTGTGTTGGGATGGGGTTGAATTTGTTCCTCGAGAATTAAACCCTATAACACCTTCAAAAACTCGGAAAATGCTTGGAGGGTACTGAATGCTGACTGACTCTCAAATGAATCCACCAAATAATCAATTCGACACTGACCCACTTGAAACACCGCCAGATCAAATGGCGGTGTTTGATTTTGGGAGCGAAGAAGCTCTTAGAATCTCAAGCTTATTAAAACAAGAAATTCAACAAGCTGAACTGGAACAAGGCGATCATATTGAAAGAATTCAGAATTTCAGAGCAATTTATGAACTTCGAGTTCCAGATCGCGAACCCGCTTGGGAAGGCGCAGCAAATTACAGAACGCCTCTCTCGAGAAACAAAGTTGATAAAGTCGCAGCGATGCTGGCGGCGGCGTTGGATCAAGACCCGTTTTTTAGTTTACGTTCTCGTACAGCGAAAGCCGAAAAAATTCGGGTTGATATTGAAGAGTACCTTGACTCGAGACTTGATGAGATTAAGATTCGTGACCATGTGTTACCTGTGATTCTTGAAACGTTAATCACTGGAACGGGAATCACAAAAATCTTGTACGAAACGTCAGGTGTGTCACCTAACACGATCAGTCAAAATAAACTTGAGTTAGTACCAATCGAAGATTTTTTTGTTACACCAATCAACATCACCACGCTTGATAAAGCATTTTTGGTAGCGCAACGGTTTTGGATTCCGTACTGGGAACTTGAAGAAATGTACGAGGATGGCAATGTTCAAGGGGATATTGAAGCTTTGAAGAATCAATCTTCGAGCGACAATGGCGATGAGCAAAATGCGATGCTGAATGATCTCGCAGGGCATAACACGAGTAGCACAGGGGCAAATCCTTCGTCACAGAACGTTCCGATTTTTGAGTGTTGGTGGCGTGATCGAGGTGAAATGTGGGTTACTTGGATTCATAGGAGTTCAGGTCGTATTTTGAAGCATGAACGCAACCCGTTCAATCATGCTCGAGCACCATTCACGTTGCATAAATACTGGGTTAAACCCAATTTCTTGTTTGGTACAAGCATGGTTGAATTGCTCGAAAGTACGCAACTCGAGTTAGATGCGGTGACGAATGCCAGAACTGATGCGAACAGCCTAGCCATTGGTGGGTTGTTCCTTGTTGAAGATGGCAGTAAAGCGCAACGTTGGTTATCAGAAACAGGGAATACGTTCGCGCCTGGTGCTCAAATTACGGTAAACAGTTTGAAAGACCCTGGGATTCTGCAATTCAACATTGCAGGCGCGAACCCAGTATCGTTGCAAGATCAACAATTACTATTCCAGTTTGCGGATAAAAGCACGATTCCAGACTCGAGTCTGGCACAACCTTTAACAAATCGTGACCCTACAGCAACAGAGGTTAATCGAGATCAAAGTGTTGTAACAGTGGTAGTCAAAGCTTGGTTACATTGTTTGCATCAGGGTTTACGTGAACTTGGATTTTTTGTGATGCACAACTTGCATCAATTTGAAGTATCTCCAAGCATTGTCATCAACCCTGATATGAGTATTTCAAATGGTACGCTCGAGTTTTTGAGCACTGACAAAACCCGAACGATTAAGTCTGATGAGATGTTCTTATCAGATTTTGATCTTGAAGTGAACGGGCGTGAAACACAAACCATGCAAGTCGAACGGCGTCAACAATTTATGATTGCTTTCCAGTTGGTTATGCCAGTTTTGCAACAACTGCAAGGACAACCAATAAGTGATTCTCGAGTGTACGCCATGTTGAAAGGTTTACTTGAAGCCAATGGGATTAAGAATTGGGAAGAGTTCTTAGGTCCAAGCCCTCAACCCATTGCAGATATTACACATCAGTTAAACGCGACTGCAATGCAAAACCAAATGCAGAAAATGCTTGATGACCAATCCAAAGGCAGGTGAATAATGCAGTGGTTTAATAAACGTAAATCCCGTCCGTTACCGTTGGCACTTGAACCACCTCAACCCGTGCAACTCGAGCCGTTAATCATCACACCTTTTGAGCAAGTTGTAGCGAAATTAAAAATTCCGAACAACTTAAAAAGTGAGTTGAGCGCAGCATTTAAACGTGAGTGCGAACGCCAAGCTTTGCGTGCTTTGACGCTCGAGGAAGTGCACAGGGCACAAGGTGCTCGAGATGCGTTTGAGAAATTCTTAAATCTTGCTGGGGAGGTGAAAACGTGATTATTGACGGGTTCAAGAAAGTGAATTTTGTTGAAACCGTGTTCCCGTTGGGGATTTCGGGTACCTATTCAGGGTTGACGCATGACACGGGAGCAACACAAATAAATGTTGGGCAAGCTCTTGCAAACCCTCCGTTGAGTATTCAACCAGGAAATCAAAGTGTTGAGGGTGGCACGTTCGTTTATGCCACTGTCTTTTCTGATGTTGCGGGTACGTTGTTCATTGACCAGTCGCATGATGTTTCATCTGGTGCGAACTGGACGTGTTGCACTGCGACGGATTCACTGGCAATCGCGGCGGGTGTGGCGCAACGAATAAAAGTACCGCTTGATAAACGGTATTGGCGAGCGCGTTATATCAATGGTGGGACAGCACAATTGACGTTCATTTTTACGAGTTGTCAATCGGAAGGGGTTTAGTATGAAAAACAAAATGGCGGTGGTTAAAAACCAATCTTTTTCGAGTCGCATGAAAACCCAAGGTAATTCTGCTCGAGCTACGCAGTTGGATACCAAGGATGTGCCAATGAATCGGGTGGGGAAAGGCGCAGCGAAAGGAAAGGGTAAACGCTGATGGCAAAAAAAGCTAGTGCGGAAACTCGAGAATCTGTGACTGAATCTGTGACTGAATCTGTGACTGAATCTGTGACTGAACCATTAAATTATGCTTTGGTTTTCCTTGTACCTGGAACCCGAAATGAGTTCCTACAAGCATGGCAAGATGGACTCACTAAAGTCCCAACAGATGCTCAATTTACAGGAGAAGCACACGACTTCACACGGAATTGTGATGTGCTACGGTTTGCACATACCGATTTCCCAGTGACAATTTTAGGGAATCAACTTCCTAATTTAATTTAAAACTCGAGTCACAAACCGAATTTCTTTCCCTCTCTTTTGAGAGGGCTTTTTATTGAAAGGAAAACTTATGGAAGAAAACGAAGCGGCGATAGAAGAAATTATTGTAGATGTGATTGGTGACACTCCCCAGGTTGTGCAACAAACCGAAGTTCAGAATCCTCAACCAGAAACACAACTTGCGAACATGCTCGGTCAAGACCCTCAACTTGCAGCAGCATTCGCGCAATTTGTGGCAAATGGTGGGCAAGGAACACAACCTCAACAGCAAACATTCATTCCAGAGTACGTTGACCCATTAAGCGACCCCGCTCAGGCACAAGCGTTTAATGAGTTGATGTTTAATAACCCGTCTGAATGGCATCAAAAAAATCAACAAATGGTAGCAGATCGGATGGCATTCGATAATGCTCGAGGAAATGTTCAATTTGTTGAGCAAAGCGTGATGAGCGGGTTGTCAGAATGGTTTGGTGATCTTGCTCCAGCACTGCAAGGGCAAGCACGCGAGTTTCTTTTGAAAGCAAAACAGCTTGATTTCAAAGCGTTTGCACAACCTCAAAGTGTGATTAACGCTGTGCGTGAGGCATTGAAAACCAAGGCTTATGATTTGGAGGCATTGAAAACCAAGGCTTATGATTTGAGGGCAAATGTGACACAAGCTCAACAGCAATCTACAAAAACCCCAGTGCTGGCAGGTACTCGAGGGACACCAACACCAAACACGCAAACAGTTAGGCGAGTGCAACTTACAGAAAAACAAGCTCGCGCCGCAATTGAAAAGTTTGGAATTACCCCGCAACAATACGCTCAGAATCTTGACAAAGGAGGGCGCTGATGCCTCCATTGCCAAAGAACACAACTGAAGCACAGAACCTACCAACTGTTCAGGAAGCAGTAGTGACATCGTTACAACCTGAAGTAGCAGCAACAGTGTCGGAACCTGAAAGTGCATTAAGACGATTTGACCCGAGCAAAACAGTAATTCCTGATATTCGCACCATCTTGTCGCAGCACGATCAGGTTATCCCGTATCAAGCTGAGTCACACCCGATGATTCACGTAGCTTGGATTGATGATCGAGGATTATCAGTCGCTCGAGCGGCGAAGTTCCAACCTGTCAGACGTGACGATCTTGTGGAACACCATGAACCGTTACAAATGCACGAAATTAGGGTTTCTGGTGGGATTTCTACACTTAATTTTGATGGGAATGGCGTTGTTAAAAACCCTGACGGTCATTACTTAATGTTTGTGGACAAACGGATTTATGAACGATATCAACAAGAACGTTTGATGCAAGCTCGAGAAGTCATGGCGGAATCTGCGACAAGTGATCCTGCGATTGAGATTATGCGGAATCACAAAAAGGACAAAATTGCAGACATGATGGAAGGTTCAAGCAAGCATCAAGTGTCAACGGGTGATGTTCGTAACGAGTTTGAAGTAGGTTAATTTTTTTTGGTTTGGCAAAAGCCCTGTTATGGACAGGGCTTTTTTATTCTCGAATTCTTGTGAAAGAAGGTTAGATCATGGCAACAATTGGTATTCGTGCGCCACTGGTATACGCAAGTGCTCCCCCTGTTCACTTGCGTGAAGCTGCAAGCCAAACGTTTAAAAAAGGTGATTTGGTGAAAGTTGTTGCTGGGCTTGTCACTGCGGCAACCACTCCAGCAACTGATGTACAACTTCTGATAGCTGCTCAGGACGCAAGCAATAACGCTGTAGCTGGTGCTGTGCGTTGTGCTTGTTATCGTCTGACTGACGATGTGACCATTGAAATGAATTTATTTCACGCCACGCCAGCGTCGGCAGTATGGGCATTCACTGACATCGGCACAGGGTACGAATGGGTTATTAACTCAGGTGCGTTGTGTTTGAACAAAGCAGGTGTGACCAACGTGCGTTTCAAAGTGATGGAAGTTGGTCAGAATCAAAACCCTGATTATGGCAGTACCACGAGTGATACCTATCCTCGAGTGCTGGTCAAACCCATTGTCGGCGCGGCTGGTGCGGCAAGCAACTTCTATTAAGCCTCAATCAATTTAAGGACGGTACAACATGGCAACTTACGCAGCACAAGTTGGTTTCGACTTGCAAACACTCGAGCCTGGTATTAAGTATTTTTTCAAACAAGGCGAAAATGGCGAGATTCGTTTGAAAGGCAGCGAAATCCTGAAATGGGAAGGCAGCCAAAAAGCGAAGGAAACCATCAGGTCTTTCTCGAGCTTCGCTTCAATGAGTCAAATGCAACACGGTGGCGTGATTCCAAGTGACACACTTTTGCCTGGTTACAGTACGGTGTTTACACACGGGAAATACGGTAAGGTCATTGGGCTTGATAAAGAATCTTGGGATGATGATCTGTACGATGTGATTCGTCGTACTCCCGAGCTTCTTGGGGATTCACTTCGTTACACCAAAGAATTGATTGCTCACGCGCCATTCAATCTTGCTTTTGCGGCGGGTGGCACGGTACTTGGTGATGGTGTCAGTTTGATTAATGCAAACCATCCGTTAACCAAAATTGGTGGTGTGTTCTCAAACGTTTTAGGAACCCCTCAACCACCTTCTTACGGCAGCTATGCTTCACTGCATCGCTTGTTACAAATTCAGAAAAACAGTGCTGGTATGCCAATTGATTACCAAAGCAAACCAAAACTGTGGATTGTGCACCCTGATTATGGCGATATTGCACGTCAAGTCGTGGGTAGCTCGAGTGGTATGTACGTGCAACAAACTGCTACGCAAAACGCGAACAGCAACGTTATCAACCCTTGGTATGGTAATGTAAAAGTTGTTGAAAGTCCGTACCTGACACAAAATACCAGTCATTTCTTGATGATTGCATCAGGACATTACGGGTATTTTTTCACTCGGACGGAAGCAAATATGCCTAATGTAAACGATAGAAGCGTCTGGGAAGAACCAAACCCAGAAGTTGTTTACGCAAAAGTCACACTTCGCGCAAGCAGCGGATTTGCTGACTGGCGCGGAATTGTTGGGACTTTTGGTGTGTGATTGAAAATTTCTCGAGATGCGGCTCGAGGGTATTGGAAGGCGTGGCGCGGGTTACATCCCGCTTGATGTAATTTTTGGGGTTCGATTCCCTGACTTTCAACCATAAAGAGGTAATTTATGATTTTTGGAACAAGTGCAAGCGTCAATGATGACAGCCTTCACGCTGAACTTTCAAGATTACTGGCAGACACGACACTTGATGTATGGTCTGACAGTGATCGAACCACGTACATTAACCGAGCGTATCGTGAATTAAATCAGTTGGTAAAACCTATTCGGATGCCTGCTCAAGTCATACAACCAAGTAACGCGGCAGGTTTGACATTACCAACTGATTTTATGGAACTTGCTGTTGGTGGGATAACTTGGGCGTTTAATTCAGACACTACTACACGATCCCGTTTACAACGACGCGGTATCGCCGAATTAGACGAACTTGTGAATGGATGGCAAAGTGCGGATTACCCAAGTGGGACACCTAAATTTTATTATCTCGAATCGTACAGTGGAAGTACCCCAACTGTGGTGCTTGTTCCTAAACCTAGCGCTTCGGGAATCATCATGCTCGAGTATCACCCACGCATGACCGCACTGAGCAACAGCGCGGATCAACCTTGGGGCGGGAACTACCCTGAATGGCATCATGCAATCGCTTATCAAGCCGAAATTTACGCTCGTCAACAAGAACAAGACGCGCAAATGGAACAAGCAGCAATGCAACGAGCGGCAATGGCAAAATTTGGGTTTACAAAAGCGGTTAGTGATTTAGGTCCACCACGAAGTAATGTGGTGCATGGCAATCCGTATCGTAAAGGTTTTCGATTGGGAAGGGGTTAATCATGGATTTAATGTCTTTGTTGGGTGGTGGGCAATCAGAAGATTCGAGCATGAATGCACCAATGGGGGGGCGTCAATTACCGTTAGACATTGACCCTCGAGCGGGGGATAAGAAGTTAAACACGATTTTGCAATTGCTAATTTTGATGCTGGCAAAAGGGCAAGCTCCACAAGCTCCACAAGCTCCACAAGCTCCACCAGTGCCTGTGGAACAACCTCAACCACCACAAACTCCCATGCAGCCACCGCAAGGCTTACAAGCCCCTTCAAATCAACCACAAACCATGTTTTAAGGTGGAATCATGAATCAATTACCCGCTCGAGCAGAATTGAAAAATCATGAAATTCAAGCGTTCACGGGTTTGATTACGGGCGCAGCAAAAGGAACCGAAGCTCTTGGGTTTCGAGTGCTTGATAATTTTGTCTTCACTCGAGAAGTCAATGGGTTAGCTTTAGCCCCAAGCAAACAAGTGCTGTTCACTGAAAATGAAACAGTGCAACGATTCATCGTGCTTTGGGATGGACAAACACCAGGGCAAACCAACCCAACGATTTACACACAAACAGGTGTTGGCATTCGGTATCGTTTTCAATGGACAACAGCAAGCGGAACATTACTGTCTTACGGTACTGATTTTGCAAGCAAATTTAATATTCAAAAAATCTGGCGTGGCAAAATGGGTGTGCTACAAAGCGCAAATCAAACGTATGGTGCCGCATCTGCATTTAAATTAAATTTCATGTCTACCAACGGGTTTAAAGATACTACTCGAGACCCTGCATTCACTGCCACTGTTACCGCCATCGCCGACCCAAACACCACACTTGCGGCAGGAGATTACAGAATCGCAGTATTGGAAGCAAAAAAAATCTTGGTTGGGTTTGATGAATTTTACGTTCTCGAGAATGGCACGTACCCATCAACTGTTTTAACACTTGTCGCAGGACAAGCAATACAAATTGCTTGGACTAGTGTTGATGCGGTTGTTGCGGCAATCATTCCAGCGTTTACGAATACGCAAATGGCAGGGTTTGAAACAGGTGTTCTTACCACAAACCCAAGTAAAATCCTGAGTTTTGATTTACTTGGTGGAACATCAAATGCGTACTACCCGTATTCGTTAATGGCGTATGCGTCTGGACAATTTGTTGCATACCGATTTGGGCGGACTTGGATTGCTGGGAATACAGTTCGAGCAAACCTTGAAAAAAGTACAAGCCCTTTTGGTGTTGAGGACAAACCCAACCCAACCACATCAACGTTGTACTACAGCAATACCGAAACACTTTGGGGATTTCCAAAAGCCAATTTTATCAACCTTGCAATCACGGGCAGCATCACAGGTTTGGCAACACTTGGGAATTTATTGATCGTGTTTTCTGAAAGTGAAGTCTGGGCAATTTCAGGGAACACAGATGCAGATTTTTATGCACGAAAGCTTGATATCAAACCAGGTTGTATCAACCAAGATTCACTTCAAGAATGGCGTGGTGTGCTGTTCTTCTTAGCTCGAGATGGTATTTATGCCATGACCGAATCAGGACAAGCTGTTCGTGTTAGTGATGGAATTCGAGATGTGTTCTTGAACATGGGGAACACACCAACAATCTCAAGTGGCATAGACCGACTTAAAGCCGAATATCTCATCGCAATCAATGGCGTGTTATACGTGTATGACATTGACCGTAAAGCTTGGATGACTCGAGGGACTGCCAATTGGGTTGAAGGCGGGAACGTGGTCAGCGTATCCGATGGTGCTGTCGTTAGCGCTTTGAATGGTACTTCACAAGTTACGGGTGTGATGCAAACTGAATTTTTTGATTTCGGAATGCCCGAAGTTGATAAATTCTTTAGGCAAGTCAGGCTTGCCATTGAAAACAACACAGCCGCAAGTTGCACGATTACCGTGCAACCCATCAAACCAGATGGAACAAATGGTGTTGCCCCTGCTTCACAAGTCGTACTTGCAAACACTCGAGCCAGATTAAACTTTGGTTTACGGGGACAGTCCATGGTCGGGCGAGGGTTAGCATTCAAAATAACAATTGTTGGCTTACCTGGCGTTCTGGTACGTCCTGACATTAGCATTCAATGGCGAGCTTTGGGAGAACGGGGGCGGTGATGCTCGAGGGGAAAGAACGTGAGGAACTGGAAGCCTT